CAGTGGATTAAGAGCCTTTTTAAGAGATAAATATATGCGTACATTACTAAGGTGCCTTCGGGGCCTAGTATAAGGAGACTACAATGACAGAGATACATGCCAAACCCATCGTCGATGGTAAATTTTGGATCGTTGAACAAGACGGAAACAAAATTGCCACACTTCACAAAAAAGAAAATAATAAATTCATCTTGTCCAGCACTAATGGAGAAGTAATGTTTAATAAAAAAGAAGATCTAACCAAAGAGTTTGGAAAAGGATTCTTCCTTACCAGTGAAAAAGTTAAGGTTACAAAAACTGAAGAAGTTAAAGAATGTCATGGCTTTCCGACTAGCTGTACTCCGTTTAATGCCATGTATGACGTTCAGAGAAAACTTCCTTTATTTACAAAATCAAATCAAAGTAGAAGTTTGTACTGTGCTGGTTACTATGTGATTAAATTTGACAAAGGTTGGGTTAAGAGTTTTTGTCCTAAAGCTATAACCATCGAAAGGTATCCTTTCAAAGGACCTTTTAAAACTGAACTAGAAATGAAGGCAGTATTGGCCAATGCAAAATCAGATTAATTTAAATCCTATTACACAGTTTGTACAACAGGTTCGAGCCGCTGAACAAACACAGAGCAAAGAAGTTAAGTTAAACATACAGCAAGCAAGAATGTTGATGCTAACTTTGGTAGAATGCATGGATAAACTTAATCGAGACTACGAAACACTGTTTAACGACCTTAAAAACAGTACAGAAACTGAAGTTATAACCGTAACCATGGACGGTGGTGGATTCGAAACACCTAAATAAAGAGATAAATATATGCGTAGTTAATTGGAGGGTTACTTAATGAGTAGACCAAAACCACGCATATTACTAGAACATACAAATAAAAAAACTTATAAATGTGAACAAGTACTCGAAGCAGAAGCGATCTGGGCTGTGTTCTACAAAGGCGAGCCTTTTAATTTAAAGAGCTTTAATAGTCTTACCTCATATCCCGGACCTAAATATAAAAAGGTTTCGTTTAGTAATCCCGGACATGCACATAATCTTGCAAAAAAATTAAATCTAACATTTGGAACCAATGACTTTCAAGTTGTTAAATTAACTCAAGGCACTATTATACAATGATACATCGAGATGCTCTTACTAAAATATTCTTAAAGCAGTGGGGTAAGAGCACTGACGAAGCCAATGTCAATTTATATTCCCACAGATGGTGGCAATCAAATCGAGTAAACAAACAAACAGCTTTTCGATTATCGGAAGAAGGATTTCAGTTTCTTACTGAAACTCTTGAAATTAAGATGTATGAAATTCCATTTACAGAACCAATTGAGCTGAGTCCCCAAACTATTATCTTTTTAGAAAGATATATTGACTGCCCATACTATCTTACAAATCAAAGTATTACTGTTTTTTCGGAACGTAAGAGTTTTGAGCTTTATTTGTTTTCGGACGATATTCGAAAATTTGGACTCGTTAAAGCAATGAATGATCGCCAAAAAGATTTAAACAAAGAAATTTCTACTTGACACTTTTCCGTACTTCGCTTATAATACAAACATAGCGTAACAAATTCCACTTGTAACACTCTTTTTAAAGGAAACAAAATGAGCGAAGTAATTAGCCGCACCGTTGGCCCAAAAAATGCTAAAAAGTCTTTGCGTAAGGCTTTTAAAAACAAGCGTCCAATTTTCCTATGGGGGCCTCCAGGCATTGGCAAATCCGATATTATTAAACAACTTGGCACTGAGCTCGATGCTCATGTAATCGATGTACGTCTGAGCCTTTGGGAACCGACTGACATCAAAGGTATTCCCTATTTTGATAACAATCTAAATAAAATGGTTTGGGCTCCTCCGCTGGAATTGCCTGATGCTGAAATGGCTAGCCAGCACAAGCAGATCATCCTATTCATGGATGAAATGAACTCTGCGGCTCCTAGTGTGCAAGCCGCGGCTTATCAGCTAGTTCTTAATCGTCGTGTTGGCACTTACAAACTTCCTGACAATGTTGTAATGGTTGCCGCAGGTAATCGTGAAAGCGACAAGGGTGTTACTTACCGTATGCCTGCTCCTTTGGCTAATCGTTTCGTCCACTTGGAAATGACCGTAGACTGGGAAGATTGGCAAGACTGGGCAGTTGAGAACAAACTACACAAAGACGTTGTTGGCTTCCTAACTTTTTCTAAAAAGGACTTGTATGACTTCGATCCTAAATCCGCTAGCCGTGCGTTTGCTACTCCTCGTTCATGGTCATTCGTTAGCGAACTTCTTATTGATGACGACTGCGATGAGTCTACTCTTACTGACCTAACTTCGGGTGCTGTTGGAGAAGGACTTGCTGTTAAGTTTATGGCACATCGTAAACATGCGGCTAAAATGCCTAACCCAACTGACGTCCTAAAAGGCAAAGTAAAGAAAATGGACAGTAAAGAGATTTCAGCTCAATACTCTCTAGTTGTTAGTCTCTGCTACGAGCTCAAGGATGCCTGTGATAAAAATGTCAAAGATTGGAACGATCAAGTTAACTGTTTCTTCCAATTTATGATGGATAATTTTGAAACTGAACTTGTTATCATGGGAACAAAACTAGCGTTGAGTACTTACAAACTGCCGTTGGATCCCGACGAGATCAAATGCTTCGATGACTTCCATGCTAAATTTGGCAAGTATATTGCACAGGCTACTGAAAAGAGCTGATCCAAAATAGTTCAGTTGACAGGACCCTCGGGTCCTGTTATAATATATACATAGTAAAAATTAGGAACTAACATGGCACATCAAGATCCGATCATTGACAAAATTATTGTAGCACGAGTTGGACTACTACTTCGTCATCCGTTTTTTGGCAATCTTGCTACTAGGATGAAAATCCAAGAAGCAGAAGATTGGCTTCCTACTGCCGCAACTGACGGGCGTCACATCTTTTTTAATCGCAAGTTTTTTGAACCGTTGACTGTTAAACAAGTCGAGTTCGTTATTGCACACGAAATTCTCCATGCGGTGTTTGACCATATGAGTCGACGAGAAGGTCGCAATCCGCAGGTGTTTAATATTGCCTGCGACTATGCTGTAAACGGCCAAATTGTAAGAGATAAAATCGGTGACTACAATCTTCCCGATATTAAAATCTTCCATGACCAAAAATACTACGGCTGGAGCGCCGAACAAATCTACGATGAGATTTTTGAAAAGTATGATGAACAAGAATTGGCCGCATTGGGTCAACTGCTTGACGAACACTTAGACCCTGAAGGTAAAGGTGGCAAAGACGGACAACCTCAATACAGTAAAGAAGATCTCAAAAAAATTCGAGACGAAATGCGTGAAGCTGTAATGCAAGCCGCGCAGGCGGCGGGTGCAGGTAATGTTCCTGCCAGCATCGCTCGAATGATTAAAGATCTTACTGAGCCTAAAATGAACTGGCGAGAAATCCTTCGTCAACAAATTCAAAGTACAATTAAAAACGACTATACTTTTATGCGTCCTAACCGTAAAGGTTGGCATATGAATGCAATCTTGCCGGGCACTAACTACGACGAAACCATCGATGTATGTGTTGCTATCGACATGTCAGGATCGATTGGTGATGATCAGGCCAAAGATTTCATGAGCGAAATCAAAGGCATCATGGAAGAATACAAAGATTTTAAAATTAAAATTTGGTGCTTTGATACTGAGGTTTATAACGAAGCCGACTACGATGGATACACCATGGATGAGTTTATGGATTATAAACCCGAAGGCGGGGGTGGTACTGAATTTATGGCTAATTGGGAATACATGAAAGAGCATAATATTCAACCTAAGAAGTTCATCATGTTCACAGACGGATATCCGTTTGGTTCCTGGGGTGAGGAAAACTACTGTGACACAGTATTCATTATTCACGGCAACAATACTATTGTTCCGCCCTGGGGTGAATATGCTTACTACGAGGAACACAGGGAACACGCTTAATGGCTCTAAAAAACGGTAAGCCCAATCCCCTTAATTATTTTGATATGAGGAAGGTAGATTTTGCCTCTCCTCATTTCAAATACATGTCTATTGACAGATACACACCCACTTTACTAAATCGACTAGATTATTGGATTAGACAAAATTTAAACAGTCGATATTACATCGGGCAAGATTTAGGCTTAGATAATACTAACACTATAGTCTACACTTTACGAATTGGATTTGAGTCTGAAAAAGAACTCAGTTTCTTCACGATTGCCTGTCCACATTTACAAACAAGATAATTAAGTATGTACTTTTAAGGAGATACCATGACTGAAAAAGTTGAACAAAAAGAACAAACACAGGCTCCTCAGCCAGAAGCGCAAAAGCCAGATCCTAACGAACTCACTATCAATGATCTACAAGCTATGAAAGTTATTATTGATATTGCAAGCTCTAGAGGTGCTTTTAAGCCCAATGAGATGTCTGTAGTAGGACAAACATACACTAAACTATCTGCCTTTCTTGATCAAGTAGCAAAACAATCAGAGCAGGCTAAAGGAGCATAATTATGCAATCATTAAAACACGTAGGTAGAATTAAAAACACAGGAAAAAAAGTTCTTGTTGCTTTTAGAACTCTACCTGGAGACGCTTATAGTGCGTTAGTAGTTCCCACTGAAAATTTGCCAGACGAGCTACATAATGCTATCATTAACTTAGTAGAGAGTGCATCTGCACAGGAATCTTACGAATTTGCTGAAGCATTAGATCGAACACAATTTCCAGACGGAAGTCGTATGTTACCAAACTTACATGCTACTGGACGCCTAGTAAAAGTATCTACCGATCAAGTTGAAATGACTCCTGTTATTGGTTCTTCGATTTTGCTGTCAGAACTTAATCAGATTATTGCTGAACAAAGAGGAATTGCAGTTGATGAATTACACGTTTCTCCTAGAGACAGTGAAGTTATTAAGAGAAATGCAGAAGTATCAGCAAAAGATGTAAAAAAATCAACTGAATCTAATACAGCAACTGCCACAGTTAATGAAACTACAGAGCCAACATCATTTGCAGATGCAGATGCAGAAGCAAAGTTTTATAGAAGTCAGGCTGACAAATTAGCAAAACAAGCCGCAGAGTTCCGTAGAAAAGCCGAGGAGTTGGTTCCGACCAAAAAATCGAAGTGATTGAACAGGGAAGAGATCTTCCCAAGGATGTTGTCGATTGTTGGCCTGAAGTATTTGGAGAGGTAAAACTTCGAGTTCTACCACTACGATATCTTAATGCAGTCTTAATTACATTCAAAGACGGTAAAGTCTGGGAAGTTAAAATAACACAAGAAGATCAAAAGAAAGGTTGGAAACCTTTCGAAGAGGCGTTGTCTGATCTTTTCAAACATTATGAAAATCGTATTGATAATATTGATTTTAAGTTAGATACCGATAAGATAAGAAAAGACATCGAACGAGACACTAAACGTTTTTTAAAGAAAAAGAAATTATGAAAGTAAAACTAATTTCAGTAAGTAAGCCAAGTACTGCGATGTATGATCAAGGTATCAGTGATGCACAAGAGCTAATTGCTTTTTGTGCTAGAGTAAGCAATCCTTCAAATCAATTTAATCTAGAAACTAGCGAAAAATTAATTAGATACTTGGTTAAACACAAACATTGGTCACCGCTTGAAATGGTATCAGCTTGTATAGAGATTGAAACGACTAGAGACATCGCAAGACAAATACTACGCCATCGTAGTTTTAGTTTTCAAGAGTTTAGCCAACGCTACGCTGATCCAACCAAAGATTTAGATTTTGTTTTACGTGAAGCGCGATTACAAGATACAAAAAATAGACAAAACAGTATTACTACCGATGATGTAGAATTGGCAGCTTGGTGGGATGCAAAACAGAAATTCATTATTGAAACTGTGAAGAAAACATACGCAGAAGCCATCGAAAGAGGCATTGCCAAAGAGCAAGCTCGAGCAATCTTACCCGAAGGTAACACTGTCAGTCGTTTGTATATGAATGGTACTCTACGTAGCTGGGTTCACTTTATCGAACTACGAAGTGCTAACGGTACACAACTTGAGCATCAATTAGTTGCCAAAGAATGTGCATGTGCTATTGCAGAAATATTTCCTATGGTTTCAGAGTTTGTTCAAACTGAAGTTTAAGCCAATCAAAATCATTTATCAAACTAAGTGCCGCTAAATTAGCGGCATTTTTTTCACCGTATCTACGACCGGCTATTGCACCTTTGATAGCAAAATCTGCAAAATTTCCTTTGGCTGTATTACACCAAATATCAAGCCGTTGTACAGTCTCTAAACTATCGTCAATCGTTTTGCTGGCTAGTTTACAACATTCTCTAAATGCCGACTTCCATGTACTAAAGGGATCTGTATTAAAAGCAGTGATATTACTAACTTCTTCCATTGGTATAAAATACGGACTAATACTAGTGGTCATATCAGGTTTAGATAAATCCATATTAAGAGTTAACTGCTTAGGTAAAAGTTTTACACCGCCGTACCCGTATTCTAGATCATTTATAGGATTACGACTACGCCAAACGTGTACATGATCACGCTGATGGTCTGGGGGCTGGTAATCAAATTTAAAAGTGTCTAGGACGAGTGCGTCTGCATCAACGACCCAGAACATATTAAAGAAACTTCTCCGAGCGGCTTCTATGTGAGCTTGGTGTATACCTTTTACTCCAGCTACATGTTTTAATAACGGAAATCGTTCTTTTAATCTATTAAAATTTTCTTGGGCAGTTGGCTCGTTATAACTAATAAAGATAATATCAAACACGGGTACGGATTATCCTTTGAGTTGGGCGATAAACTAATCTAAAAAATTTAGATGCACAAGGATCTAAATCTGCGATTTCTAGTTTACATTTTGTTAATAATTCTGATCCATAAAATTTACACTGATCAATAGCAACATCATTTGCTTGAGTAGCATGGTTATCATTCCAATAAGTTGTTAACCATTCAAAATCTCGCACATTGGCATAATCCCAGTCAGTGCAATTAGTTAGATAAGCACCTTCTCTTGCTCCAAGTATTGACCAAAATCCATTATCAACATCTGATCCGATGTTACACCAGATTAATAAACGTTCATAATTTTGCCACCAAATCTTTTTAAGATTATCAATCTTTGCACCTTGATCTAACGACATTTTCACACCTTCACGAAATCCTGCTCGCCATGCTTGAAATGGACTGCCTGTTATGATGCTTTCACTGTAGTTTTCGTTAAATTGATAATACTTGTCATCGAAGCAAAATTCAACTAATCCTTTCTTATCATTAGGATCTGAATTTTCATGTGTGCGCATATTGTTGACAAACTTACGTGTCCACATTTTTAATCCGCCATTACCGTACATTAACCCATTGACATTTACTTTTCCGCACCAACTAAAAACATGATCAGGTGTAAGTCCTAAACTATCTAAGTCAACTTCAACTTCAAGAAACTTTGGATCAACGATATTGTCTGCATCTACAGTAACAAAATATTCAGTATCACTTAGAGCGGCGCAGGCTTTATGTGCGGCATCACTACCTTTAACTCCATGCACACGTTTAGCCCAAGGTGCTTTTGATAACAAGTCAGCGTAATTTTTTTCTGCGTTTGGTTCGTCATAGCTTAAAAAAATAATGTCCTGTTCGATGACTTTAATTTTACTCATTTATAATCCTTAATCCATAACTTTTAAAAACTAATTTTGAACTAATAGAAATCTTATCTATTTTATGTTCTATGTTACTTTCAAATGGAACTGATACTTTTTCCGAGCTAATAAGATCAAGCGAATCAATAAAAATTGTTCTAATTAAAAAATCAAAATCGGATTCTAGAGTGACGAAAAATACCAGTTTAGGAACTAACATAGTTTCGCCATAGTGCTTTCTTGATTTTTCATCAAGACTAAACTCCCATGATTTTTCTAGACTATTCCACGTTACTAAACACTCTGTTTTCTTTGTTGTTTCGGTGATCCATTCGAAAATATTATTTTTAAAGGTGTATCCCTGTTCGGTGTTTGGAACTATCCCTAGTCTAGAACTTCCGTCAATATCTCTCTTATAGCCTACTAGGTAATCTCTAAAATGCCATTTGCCGGTTAGTAAATTTTCAATTTCATCAAAAGAAATTTCTATACCGTATTCAAATCTACTGTCTTTCTCATTGCCAACAGATAAAATTTTTCCTGATCTTTTTTCATAAAAGACATAGTACTTAGGTGATAACAAAATTTTAGACATTGGCCATTTCCTGCAATCTTGTAATTATTTTCTTATTTAAAAAATTTTTTTCTACATAATGCACTAATTGAGGTTGTTTAATATTACCTATAATTAATTTTCCATCTCGAGTCAACACATACGACACTGCGTCTTGCCAACTTATGTGTGGAGATATCCAGTTTTGCAAGGGAACTTTCATGTGTATAAATTCTAAAGGGCTTACAGTATCGACAACTGCATCATACAAACCAGTAATCTCAATTGCAATAGCACTGGCTAGATCCATGCTCAACCAATTTTGATAACTGTTAGGAGCAAATAATTTATAACATTCTTGCCAATTTTGAGAAACAAATTCCAGTGCTTTATAAAATGCCAATGACTCGTCGTTGTTCTTTTTAAAATAATGTAAGGCAAAATATGGATTAGTTAAATTGTTATCGTTAAAAGCTAATCTATGATATGGATCTTTATAAAAGATTTCCTGTTTATAATTTTTTACTCTATTGCAGAATTTTAAATTTGATCTGTTACAATATTCCCACCAATAACTAATGTCATCTAACAACAACATATCAGTATCTAAAACTATTGTTTCATCGTAAGGAGTGGCATAATATATCTTCCAACGATTTTCAATTTTCCAATCTGGGTTATAAGCTAGGTCTGACCAAGGAATTGGTACTACTTGATCAAAAACTTTAAGATACTTTTTAGGCACAGGATCATTGGTCATGATCGATACTGCTCTTACATCTCTCTGGGTTGCCTTAATGCTTAATGCCAATGCATAGGCTTGTTCGATATAATTAACTGACTTAGAATTTTGCGCGACTAGAAAAAAACCTTTAGACACCTAAGCCTCCATCAATAATACGAGTCAGACTTGATTTATTCATTACGTGAATATCAATTCCTTTGGTCTTTACTGCCATGTACTCTCCGATATGTTTTTCTTTTTCCACTAAAAACTTCATACTAGTATCTTTGGTTTCAAGTAATATATCTCTATCCTTGATATAAATCATCTTACCGGGAAGTTCTATAGCAAAGTCTCCATGCAACTTTCCGTTCATAATATTGATAGCAATACTGAAAGCATAATCATTTCTAAAGGTAGGAGATTCGATACTATAAAGAACTCTAAAATATAACCAATTTGATTTAATATAAGATACTAAATCAAAAAATGCACGGGTTAAAAAGTTCTTCTCAAATAAAAAAACTGTAGCCCAATAAAAGGGTATAGAATAATGATTTAATCTTAAAAATTCACTGTTATCCCGCCAGCCTGATAAATCATAACTTCTTTGATAAATTTGAAAAGGTAAATCTCTGTTAAACGCTGATTTCAACACAGGCGAATTTATAATATAATCGCTGTCTAGAACTAGTGTCTTATCGTAAGGTGTTATATCATATGCACGATTGCGAGAAAGATTTTTCCACTCTAGTTTTTTATAAGATAACGTGCCATCATAAAATAATTTATCCGAAGATTTTTCAACTGAAATTTCGATGACTTTGTCAAAGGGATGGTTAGGAAAATTTGATTCTAGCCAGCGAACATTATCTGTGGCAATACTCACAGGAACATCTAAAAACTTAATTACTCGCTCTGCACAATAGACTGCTAATTTAGTATAGTCAATTCCAGAATTATTATGAGCAAATATCAGTGCGCCAACGTTCATAGCTCAACCATATCTCCAATTTTTCTTTTAGATTTAAGGTCAGCGAATTTTACAGAATATTCGTTTAATGCTGTTACATAATTTAACAAAATTTCATCAAAGAATTTTTGCACATCTGGAATTACTATTGGAAAGTTATTAACGTCTAAAAACGGAACATCATTGACATAGCCCATGTCAATCATCGATTTTGTAAAATTAATTAAATCTCTATTAATTTTAAAAGTTCCGCCGTTGGCATAATAGATGAGTTTTTGATCAAATTCTTCTAGAATTATTTTTCTTTGATTAGACAGTGTAGCCATATAATTGGCTACAGCAAAGGCCTTTTCAATTCGTTCGTCCATACAGATACCTCTCGTAATGTATAATAATACACTACAATAGTTATCTTGTCAAGACCTGGGATAAAAAATTATGATATAGACGTAGTTGATGCACTAGGAACCGCAACTGAAACGTTTGGTCCTGTTGCTCTATAAACATTTACTGTACTAATTAAAGTACCATCAACGTTCTCGTCAATGCCAAAACCTGGATCAGGGAATGATGCTGGTTTTCCAGATTCGTCAGCAAAATGAATTGTAAAAATCCCAATTCGTCTATCTGATGTACTGTTCACCCGTCCGTAGATATAATATTTGTTAGGAGCATAGGTGCCTGTGGGTGTGTCTTTTTGGAATAACAAATTATCAGTAGTTGTTAAATCGTACCAGCCTAAATTAGAATTGAATCCAGTTCCTGAACACACTGTCTGGGTATAGTTAAACGATATGGTGCCCATACTAGTTAACATTGTGCTCCAGGTTACATTTTTTAACCCTGCACTACCACCTGACCTTTCTGCGCTAAACTCAAACTGTCCGCCAGTGTTGAAAAAATATCTAGCGGCATCAGCAGTACCAAAGTTAACTATAACTTCTTGTATTAACGTTCCGTTCCAAGCCGCAGTTCTAATCTGTTCACCCACTAGCGAACTTCTTGTTGCTTGGGATGCAGGGGGAGGTGCGGTAAGAGCATTTGTTTGTGCATCCTGTGCCATTGATTTATATGCGGCTCTATCAGCTTCTTGTATTTTCCTGCTGGCGGATGCAACAGCTAAAATCGAAGTTAAATCTGTACCAGTTTGATGTTGTCTGGCACGTAGGATATCGCTACGAAGATTATTCCACTGATTAGTAGTAATCTTAGAATATTGGCCAACTTGGGTACTAGCCACCGACTGTCCGTAGCCGGTTGTGCCCGATCCAGTTCCTAGAACTGTAGAAACTATACTCTGTATTTCGTTGTAGTCGGTAGCAATAACTAGTGTATTTTGTCCTGCCATTTGATTTCCTTAATTAACGCAAATTATTTATTTTTACAAAATTAGACATTCGACAAGTTTGACGCCATTATCATTGCTAGATTCTAACGCAACTGCAAACACATCATTAGCATGTGGCACTGCGGCCACGGCTGTTCCGTCGTTGCCTGCAATCATTCTTTGTCCTTTTTGAACCGCGCCAGTTACTTTAACTGGAACACGGCCCTTTAATGCAATAAATGTGCCGCCTTCAAGATCTGCATTCATCATATATGCTGGATTTGCAGAAACTGCGCCAATTGCTCGATCGCCCCACTTACATGCAGTTACTTCTTTCTCTCCGCCTACACAAACTACAGTTCCTACTTCATATTCAGCATCTGCTAGATATTTTTCTGCTAAGTCAGCATAGTTTGCGGCTGTTGCTGTACCAACAAAATACGTAGCTTTTAATGCGCCGGCGGTAATTGCAACACCGTTGATTACTTCGCCTACTGATGTTCTAACTGCAATTTTTCCACTTACTGCTTCTGCACTTGCAGTTCTATAATCATCGGCAGCTACATAAAGTGCATCTGCACGAGTAGCTGTTCCAGAAATAGTCACAGCATTAATTGTTTTAAATCTTAATAATTCGCTACCTAGGTCTGTGAGATTGTCGTTACCAGGTAAAACATTAGCACCTACTAGTTGTAATGGGGTTCTAGTTGCTTCACCACTACCTGTAGTAACTGTGGTTTGAAATTTGATCGTGTCGTTTAACTGGTTTTGGATTACTGGAAATGTTGTTAAACCAGTAGTACTATTAAATACTCGTAATCTCGGAGTATCCCCTACAGTAAAACCGGCGTCACTGAATTGAACTAGGCTATCAAATAATGCACTGCCTTTTTGTACAAAGTTGGCAGCTTCGATGCCGCCTAATCTTTCGGTATTAGAAGATGTTCCCCAAAATCTGTGATTGGCAACTGTTTCGCCAAGATTGTTATCATCATTAGTATAAGCTAATGTTATACCTTGGCGTATTTTATTAAATCCGGTAATTGAGCTAGTTGTTGTATCTAGGGTAAATGTACTATCAGCACTGACAACAAAAATCGTATCGCCGTCTACGACTGCTTCAATAATAGCATGTGTTTGTCCTAAGGTATCTCTAACTGATTTAGAACGCATCTGTGTAGTCTGCGAACCTGCAACACCTTGAGGGCCTACTAAAACGTATGTAGATCCGTCCCAAGTATATAATTGCTTGTTTTGCGTATCAAACCAAAAATCACCGGTTGTCAACCCTGTTGGTGCAGTTGAACCTATTTCTGCGCCACCTGTTGTTCTCCATTTATTACCGTTATCGTAGAATTTTAATTTACTGTTTGCAGTGTCAAACCAAAGCTGTCCAGACTGTGGTCTTGGGGGAGGATTATTTCCTGCAAAATTTTCTAGCAAGAATAGGAAATTTTCATTTTGTACTTCACCGTAACCGGCATAATTCTTACCGATAATTTTAATATCTGTAGTACTATCAATAGTACCGTCAGCTACAGTTGCTACAACTTGTCCTCTATAGTTATTAATGGTATATGGCATTTTTCAGTGATTCCTTATTCCTAGTATTTATGCTGTTTTGAGCTATTACAAGTTTCCTGTAAAGATCCAAACACCACCGGTTAATCTAAATTCTTTTACTTGTCCAAGGGCACCGCCTGTATCCGGACAAAATATACGCAAGTATGTGTTATCTTCGTGCTCTGTTGGCGGAAAAACCTTAGATAAAATTGTTGATGATATTAATAATTCTGGATCCGAGGGATTAGCTGTACTATAAGGAATATAATTAACAGTTAACGACAGCGGCACAGATCTAGAAACTTCTGTCAATGTTGCTAAATTTACAGCATCGTTAGCGTCTACAGGATCGGAGACGTTGATAATTTTTTTACTGCTTACATTAACAACACCTGCACCTTTAGGTATTAATGTAATATCACCGTCGGCTATACCAATGTTAATAAAACTTACAGTATTTCCATTGATATTAATGTTATCAACCTGTAATTGATTTAATGTTCCAATCGAATTTAATCCTGGAGCACTTACAACTGTATTTCCTAACTGTGTTTGGCTTAATACTTCATTGTTGTCAATTTTAAAAACTTTTCCTGTGGCAAGATTTACACTTTCGCTTGAATTCCAAGAAGTGGTCGCTGACGACCAAGTTATAGTTTTATCACCGTCAGTGCCACCTTCTAGTGAGATACCGCCACCGTTAGCTGTACTATTGCTTGGGCTATCAACTTTGCCTAATTCAATTAATAAATCTTCAATGGCAATATTAGTTGTGTTGATAGTTGTAGTACTGCCCTCAACTGTTAGGCTTCCTCTAATCCTTGTATCACCATTAACATCTAGTGTTGCTGTTGGTGAGTTTGTGTATATGCCTACATAATCATTTTGTGCATTAACAAACAAACTAGTAACTAATTCAACACCTTTCTTACTTCTAATGGCAAAGTTTTGATTAGGAATATTAGAATTAATTTCTAACGTGTTTGATGCAAATTTAAATTCAGTATTTTGACTTGATCCTAACACTAGCGATGTGTCATTTTGTGCTCTGATTGTTCCGTTTGTAAGAGTATATCCGGCTGCTGGTTCTACCTGCATAAAACTTGCAGACGTTTTAGTACCTTCAGGAGAATAAAGACTGTCGGCTTGAACAGCATTTGCATTAATTTTTATCTCGCTGTAAGCAGGATTGAATCCGACTTTGACTAATGCTCCTGTGTATCCAGGTATGTCATTTAGTAATGTAAAAGCAACAGTACTCCAGATACCAACTAATACTTGTCCAACATATAGTAACACGATAGTTCTTCCAAGATTATTAGTATCAACTACTGTTTGAACTTGGAATCCGCTGATTCCCTGTTGTGCAGTATAAATCGGCCCTGCTAATAAACTAGCATTGCCATCGTTGAAATACATTTGTTGCCTTGAACTATCGATCCAGATATCACCCTGTGCAAAACTACTTGGTTGTACTGGAGAAACTATTGTTCCGCCTGATACTTTAAAACCAGTACCGTCATATACTTTTAAACGACCTTCCGTGGTATCGTACCATAACTGGCCCTGGACTGGATTATTTGGCTGCGATGTGTTAGCAAAATTTTCAAGTATCTTAATAAAATTCTCATTGAAAAATTCACCGTAACTAGTAGCATTCTTACCTACAAGGGTAATGTCTGTGGCAACTTGATCAATTGTTCCATCTACAACTTCTGTTAAGACAGATCCGTCAGTTTTGTTAATAATATAGCTCATTATAGTACACCAGTAAAAATTATATAATTAATTGTTGCGTAAGGATTCATGGTGTTAAACGGCTGACCGATAGTTGGACTAATTACGCTACCACTATTCCTTAAACCAGAACCTGCACCAGATGCACTACCTAATCCTGGATCGGCTGCTGGATCTGCTCCTGCTCCAGGAAGGCCGGCAGCATAGTATTGTGCAAAACCGCTGTTAAGATTGTGTTTGTGATCTGGTAGATTTCTAAGTTCAAGTGTTCTAAATTCGCCTGCACTAGTACCGGCTCCGAGAGTATCTGCTACAACATCAGTTACTCGATTAGCACTGCCTCCACCGGCTGGAACATTAATTGTTGGATCATCCTTATCAGGAACTAGTATTTCATTATTCATGTTGTCACGACCTAATGGAAATCTACCTCTTAGATCCGGAAGAGCAAACGTAGCTTTTCCTATTAACAAAGCAGGAGTTTTATAAGTATATCCTATAATAGAAAATAATTCGGAATAACCACTAACTGTTATTTCTGATCCATCGCAGAACAAATACCCCGCTGGTGCTGATGATCCTGCATAAGGAAATATTGCACCAATAGGCACTGTAGGAACATTTGATAAAAATGTCTGTTTGGTCATTTTTCTTAGACCAATGCCGCTTCTAAAGATCAACATTTGATCTGAATTAAAAGAATCAGTTGTAGCTTCTTTTAAATCAATAGCATCTTGGCTAAGAGTAGTAAAAAATCTTTGGTAACC